ATTCTCACTTAAGATTACGTAGATGATGTTTTCTGCCTCCTCCATTTGTGTTATATTCATGTTATTCTGTAACATATCATGACGTATATCTGTTACTACATAACAGATTAGAATCTACGCTTAACATATTGTAATGAGTGTGGACATCCTTTTAGTTCATTATCTGAGGCATTAACGATAGCAAGAGGTTATAAAAAAACAGAAGCAAAAAACAATGTATTAAGAAAACAACCACAAAGACGAAATGAAATACGTTGTGTCATGGGTAGAGATGATTCCAGACCTAGACGTTGTGATAATAAAGAATGTCTTATAATTGAATGTCGAGGAAAAATAAGATGTCTTTATTGTGGTAATGAACCTTTAAACAAAATTCAAGGTAATGTGATTTCAATTTATCATCCTAAGATTCAAGAATTAATTGAAGCGTGGAGAATGGAAGCATTTGAGGTTGGTATTCTATGAAATTCGAGATTGATGATAAAACAGGAATGATAAAAACTGATCAAGATGGTTTTGTTGAATTGGCAAATGAAAAAGCAGAATTACACGTTGAACGTGATAATCTCAAACAGAAACTAGAGAAGTTCAAGGAATTTATTGATCCAAGTTGTCCACTAGAGTTTACGATTGATAATTTCAAAAAAATACTAGCGTGTCCTAATCATCCAAATTCAGGTAAATATGATGAATGTGAAAAACTAGACTCTTAAAATGCATATAACTTTTGAATGACAAATAAATTAACATGAAATGGTTTAGTAAACCGCCCATGCCTACTGTACGCAAGGCCAGACAGTCTATAGCTGAATTTATCTCACCTCCTAAAATGTTCCCACATAAGGACAATTCCTCAATCTCACTACAAAATATTAAAAACTTTATGCAAATGCCACTAACTGAACTATCACCCGGATTATCGCAGCCAGTGTGGGGACCAGAAATATCTACAGTTGGCGCATATTCCAGAGAAGGTTATACAAGCAGAACATTTGATACTCCTGCAATTCCATTTGTTACACAAGCTTTCGCACTACAACAAGACGAAGATATACAATTAGCAATGAACAGATTATCCTCTCAAGTAACAGGAGGCGCACATTACGTCACTACAGTAAATGAAATACTAACAGAGTATCTAGAGAAATTTACAAAGGACATGCAGTTTGATAGATTCGATACAATTTTGATTAAAGAATTATTGTGGTATGGCAATTCAGTATGGAAACCTAGAATGGGAATTAGAAACGTACGACACTATGATGATCTTATGCCAATACCAATATCATCATTTGTCAGGGTATGGTGGGACAGACAACGCCAACCATACAAGTATGAGTTTAGAGGTGCAGAATATCAAGGTTATCACAACAAAGGCGAGGTTATTCACTTTACTTGGAATCCTGTAGATGCGTCTGTATTTGGTACAGGCTTTGGCGTATCAGCTACATCTGAAAGAGTATTTGATATGGTGATCAGTGGAGATAAGACTCAACAGGTTACAATGCCATCCATGCTCAATAGAAAATATGGAATACAGTTCATTATGCAAATGGCCTCACAGAGATATGTTCCAAGAAATGTGTATACGGCTATAGGTGGTAGTGAAGATGATAGAGCACAACTACAGAGTTTCGTTGATCAATTACAAATAGGACAAGATCTAGTATCAGGTACACAATTAAAAATTGATGAATTGGGAACCAACACTCGAACATTCAATCCTGGCGAATTTACAGAAACAGTTCAATCACCTATTATGAAAGCAGTTAATGATTTCTCAGGCAAGCAAGGATCAGAGTCACAAGCTACATACGCTAATGCAGAAACAGCAAAGGAAGAAAAAGAGACAGGATTATCTGCATTTACAATTAATGCCAAAGTGCAATTAAATGAATTATTATTCAAGCCTTGGTATGAGGCCAATCCTTTCTTTGGTCCAGAATACATGATGGGAATGATTCCTGTAGAGTGGGATGATTTGAAATTTGAATTAAACTTTGGTGCAATAGAAAAGAAAGATATTCCAATAGAGCAACTAATCAAACTGATAGAAATCTATCAAAACAATCCTATGTTGATGAGCAATGTAAAACCTCTCTTGGAATTATACAAAAAGGCAGGAATTGAAATTAGTGATGAAGACATGATACAAATGAACGGAATGGTAAATGATCCGAATGGTCAAATGGCAATGGATAAGGCAAACCAAAACGGTGATGAAGAACCAAGTGAGGAATTTCCAACAGAGGAAACATTACAACTACCTCCATATTCAGACATGGGCGGTGGTGAACTACCTCAGTTTAACAACCAAGTGATGGGGAGTCCTCCTATGGATAATCCTATCTATGATTCTATGGCAAGATTCCCAAGAGATACACCATTCGTTCCAGGAACATTCCAACAGTCAAAACAATCCCAAGACTGGAACTTTGGCAGAAACTATGAAACGAGGAAAAAGAAATGAAATGTTGTTTAGAGGATGTTATAACTATGAATCCCAAATCTTCAATGGGTAATCAATCAAGTGGTAATTACTCCGTAAGTAAAGGACTTGTTTATTTTGGGATACCAATTCATTATGATAAGTATAGTTTAGAATCTGTTTGTTGTATTGCACATGGTGCTATGTTAGCAGTTTCAAAATTAGATGAAAATCGTATGCTTTATCGTTGTGAAGTGTGTAATAATGGGGGAATTTATAAAAATGAGAATTAAAATAATTACAAACTTTGGAGCATACATCGTAAACCTTCCAGAGTCTGACATTCATCAATATGTTATCAACGAATATTCAGAAGAAATAGTGGAGTGCTTCAAGTAATGCCAGCTAAACTAGACAGATGTGTCAATGATGTAAAAGCAGAAGGAAAGAGTGAAGATTCAGCATATGCTATTTGTAATGCTTCCATTGAGGAATCAATCATGAAAGAAGTATTAGAGACTAAACTAAAGGACTGTGGATGTCACAAGAAGAAAACATAGTAAAATTACTACCACCATGTATTTGTCCAAAATGTAAGTCAACTAATCTTAAAACAATAAAGGGAAAAGGAGGTATAGTGTGGTGGAATTGTGTTAAATGTGATTCACTAATGGCAATAGGAAAATGGAAATAACTAATAATGATGATAAGGTTCTCTTAATCCTAGAGCCTAACACTTTAGACTTACAGAAATTAATGCGTTACAAAGAACTAGAAGCAAGAGGAATACAAGAGCCAGAACTAACTCGAGCAGTAGAAGCTGAATTTGTAGATTATCCTACACCTACGGATATAGAACCTTGGCCTGGACCAATTACAGGAATAGACAATGCCGGTCCAATTAATTTGGATCTAATCTTTGCAAGTGCAAGTCCACCATTGGTATTACCTCAAGAAAACTTTGCAGGTCCATTCGATGTATCTAATGTTAATCCATATCCAAACAATCCAACACCTGATCCAAACTCTTTAGGCCCTGTATCTCACACATATGATTTCACAAACTTTCCTGCACCACCTTCTAGCAACTGGTTAGGACTTGCAGCACCTGATAACGCACAACCTCCTACATCCGGCATTGAAGGATTTAACTCAGAGAAAGCAATCCCTGAATGGCGCAGACAAGATGTAGAGCAATCACAAATGTATCCACTAGAAATCCCAGATATTATACTTCCTCCTAGTGGACAACTCAATGAAGCAATTGCAAAAGACAAAAAGAAACAAAAGAAATCATTCTTACAAAGATTACTTCCTTGGCTTGGAATAATTGGTGGTACTGCAATGGCTACCAAACTAATAGATGATTACATGAACAAAGCTCCAGAAGAACCAGAAGAAAGAAATGAATACTTTACTCACACTCTCCCAACAATTCACGCAAAATTTACGCTATCCTCAAGACATAGGGGAAAAGACGTATGTGATGATTTCGCAGGAGAGATCTTTGAACTAACAGATACTAACAACAGACCAATACTTCCAACAGAAGGATTAGGTTACACCAACCTGACACATCCAAATTGTTTGCTACCTGATACACTAATAGAATTTCCTAATGGAATTGATTCAGCTATTAGAAGTTGGTACGAAGGACCTGTTATAGAGATTCTTACTTCCCATAAAACTTGTCTTACCGTCACCCCTAATCATATGTTCCTTACTCCTCAAGGATTTATCGCGGCTGATTTTCTTAGAAAGGGTGACCAAGTAATCAATAGCTCCAACTCCAAAAGGAAAGTTTCTACCATCTACCCAAATAATAACAGGAAGCCAACCACTATCAAGCAAGTATTTGACTCTCTTGCCAAATCTTACAGCAGCACGACCACTAGCGTGCCATCCTCCTCCGAATATCTCCACGGCGATGCGCGGTTCAGTCATGGCAATATCGATGTTGTAAGGTCCAACAGCCTTTTGGGCAATGCAAGTAAATCCTCTCTCTTCAAGCATTTTCTTACACGTTTTTTCAACAGGAGTTATTCCACTCTGTCTTTTCTCTTGGGTAATAGCACGCTTGCACTTTTCCTCGACAGGTCTCTTTCTTCCTCTGATCGCAGCATGAGCGGCACTCGTAAAACGGCTTCTTTCTTTAGAAGTCGTCTGAGACATACGCAAGATTTGAGATTCACTTCTTCCTCGAGGGGAAATACCATTTGCCTTGAGATGTTTGACGATATATCCTCTACTACACTCAAAAATCTTAGCAAGAGCTTGGACAGATTTTCCTCCATTGTACAACTTGATGAGATTGTCAACGTCAATGTAAAATCCTATTCTGGGTTTGTGTATGATATTCAAACTCCTTCTACTTTATACAGTGGCAATGGCATTATAATAAGTAACTGCCAATGCACATGGGTATTGCAAAAGGCCGACACTCTGATTGATTCTCTAAATAGAAAACAACAAACTAATTTCGATGACATTGCATCCCACATTAGAAAAGGTGCAAAGGATCATACATTACATACTGTAAAGCCTGATGGTTCACTATCCAAAAGAACCAGAGGTAGTAATCCAATGCGAGAAGCAATAGGAAAGATACGTGAACAATTTGGTTGGCTTGGTGACGAATATATCACAAACGCAAAAGAACTGGCCTCTCAGAATAATGGAACTCTCTATCTCATCAGAGCTGCACAAGCAACAATTACAGATCATCGTGCAGAAGGTGAACAATATAGAAGAAAACTATCTGGCCAAGAACTGCAAGGCATGGCAAGAACCGCAATCAGACACGGCATGGATATTAATCACGATCCTACATTCAAGACAGAAGCAACCATTCTAGATTCAGACTATGATCCTAAACGAGAAGAAATCCAAATGGTAGTAATGGAGAAAGATCCACAGATTAACCAGTATATCCAAAACGGTTCAATCACAGCAGTATCTATCAATGGTGGAAATCCTAGAAGGCAAGTATTAGAGCCATGTGACGACAACTGTACATCTGGCTGTGAAATTTGTAATGTTCCTCAAGGAGTTATTCTAGGTGAGGATGATGGAATCGGTATGACTTGGGTTGTTACAGATCCTAGAGGCATATTCTACAAGGGACAACACATAGAACCTGCAGAGCCAGGAATCAAGAATACAAAAATCGAAATCCTTTAGTTAAATACAAACTTTGTAACACACATTGGAGGTGAAAAAATGAGTGACGATGAAAAAACAAAAGACAAGTATGTTATTAATGCCATACATGGTTTACTTGCTGATAATTCCATAAGCGACTATGTTGCAAATATTGTGATTGATATATTGGAAGATAACCAAGAACATGCAAAAATACTACATTCTTTAGAAGATCAAGTGAAGGATATTCAAAAAAGTTTAAACGATCCAGATGCTCATCGAAGAATATGAGGCATAGTTCATTAGATTTCTTTAGAGAACAAACAGCCAAAAAACGAGGTATGACCCTTGCACAATACAAAAATTGGTTAGCTAGTGACTAATCTCACTATTTTTTTAAAAATGCATATAACTAAATATTTTTCATACAAAACATAATGAATAGCTATATTCAGAAACTACAAGAAGCTAAATCTCTTAATGAAGCTAATGTAATTTTAGATAAATTACATGCACCTGGCGCAATTAGGAAACTTGTTGAGGTTAGTTTTATGACTCGAACTAGCGCAGACCGTTCTACTCAAAGCTATGGTATGTCTTGTCTTAATGAAGCAGTAACAACTCTAAAAGATTCTGAACAACCAACTCCAAAAGAATCTCCAGGATTAAAAGTAAAAGGAAACCACTTTGTAAAAGAAGAGGAATTATCCAATCATAATCCAGAACAAAGAGAAGAGGGTTCAGAGCAATCCACATCCAACACTGGCCTTCCAATGGAAGGAACACAAGATGGAGATGAGGACATGGAACATGCACCTGATACTGAAAACCAAATGTCAGAAATGGAACCAGAAGATCCAGCAAACATATTGGAAAACACAGGTTTACATCCGGATATTGCATCTAAAATGGGCGCACAGATGCCAAAGATTCCACCAATGGATTCAGGGGATCAAATGAAACAAATGCAGTACACCATGAAGAAATATCATGAGACTACAGTTGTACCATTAATCAAATACATCAAAGTACAAGCAAATGCAATCAAAGAACTCTCTAAACAAATCAGAGAAACAAAATCAATGTCTCTAGATTTTAGCAGTGTAAAAGATAATTCCATTGCATCCTTTAGAGAAACAACTGGTCCAATGACACCTCAATTCAATCAACAAGTATCAAACAAAACATTTGATCTTAACGAAGCAAGAATAGAAATATCACAACTCAACGATGCGTTAGCAGAACAGCTAACCTAAACACTTTTTCTTTATAAAAATGCATATAATCAAATATTAATTAGACAAATTACAATGGCAAATACTAACAAATTTCAGGGATTAGCTAGAGGTCCAATAGACCACCAGTCTAGTTCTGTAATTAATATTATTGCCAGCGGAACAATCGATATGGGATCAGTTGTCGAATTAGGTGCAACAGTTCTAGCAACCGATATTTTACCACGAGTTTCTGAAGGAGTAGGCTTGGGCGGATTTAACGTCTATGGCATTGCTGTTGGAGGAGATGTTGATGGAATATTTGGTGATGGAACACAATCTACTGATGACACCACTAGAGCTAGCAATGCAGCCGGACAAGGAATAGTTGTGGTAACACAAGGCCGATGTCCAGCTCGTGTAGGAGGAGCTACAGGTGGTGCAGTCGTTGTAGGCGATAAATTGACAATGAGTGCCGTTGCAGGTGTACTTCAAAAAGTAAGTGCAGCTGGACAAACAGTCATTGCAATTGCGCTAAACGCTGTAGCAGCAGGAGATACTGATGTAATAGCTGTCGACGTACAGAGGGAGCATGCACATTCAACATGACCTCTAAAGTTACTAGAGCATCTTTATTGGCAATGCCAGAAATGGCACACATTAAAGAAGCCTTACAACTAGGAGCTCAAGCAAGAGGTAATCCTTCTGACATTATGAAACCAATCAGGGAAACACCATTATCTGTTTTCTATGCAAGAGGAGAACATTCATTCCAAAATGAAACACCAAATCCTAACCTAGATCAAGTATGGTTTAGTAAATATGGTATTCGTATTGGAGATATGGCAAAAACCAATCCACAAATAGGTGGAAGAGGACTCAGAGAAACGGTATCAATACCAAATACTTTGAGTGCTTTGAAAATCTTCGATGAAATTATCGAAGGTGCAGAACCTTGGTCTGATTGGAAACAGTATTCCAAAATTGTCGATATGAATACCCCAAAAGTCACTGTACCAATTACAAAATACACTGATACAGTTGGCGGTAGCACTACAGCTCAGAAGAGCATACAAATCTACAAGGAAGCAGGCGGAACCCCACCACCAATTGGCGGAAAAGTTACACCAGTGGAATTAGATTGTAGTGGAACAAACAACTCTTTCAGAGGTACGTTATCTGTACAACGAAATGATGTCAAAGATAATAATTTCCTAGCAGTAGAACAATCACTGAAAAACGGTGGTAACGAGTTTTACTTTATGGTAGGACAGAGAATCATTGACGATCTAAAAGCAGCAGTCCCAACAGCAAACAAAGCTACAAAAGCAGCTTTGGATAGCACTTCACCTTCAAACTCTGAGTTTGAAGCAATCACTGAAGTTATTAGAGGACGATTCCCAGGAGTTCAAAGGAATAGAGCAGATACAATGTTCATTAATCCTAGCGATGCTGCATTAGCAGTAAAGAACGCAGGAACAAACGGACAGTATGTATTTGTAAACAGATTCTTGACAGGTCCTACCGATACGTCAGACGTAGTGAATAACTCCGGCTTGGCACAATCATTAGGATTAAGAAATGTTTGGGAAACTCCACAGATAGCAGCAGGAAGTGTTCTTATCACAAAGAGAGACATTGCTCAAGTAGTAGGTCTTAGAGAAGATCTTACAATTGAGAACTTTGATCTTTCAGTTGGTGGACTCTATGAGAGTGACTTGGTAATTCGATTTGATGTAAAAGCTGCACACGCAGATACAGGATCTTTCGAGATCACGAGCTTTAGTACATAGGTGAATGAGATGGGTACACTGACTTGTTCAAGATGTGAAGCAACAACAGAAGCAGATTCCATAGAAGAAGGAAGAAAAAGACTAGATCACGCAAAGGGTCTAGTAATTGGTAAACCTTGTGAAGATGGAAAAGCAACTCTTAACTTCACTGGCAAAGTAAAGGCATCCAAACCTGAAACATCAAATACCGTTGGAAAAACAAAAAAGACTCAATCTAAAGATTGATCTAATTTTTTTCTTTTTTATTTTAAAATGCATATATTTTGTAATTTGTATTTCTCTTCATGGTATTATCAACTTCTGCATATACTCTAGATATAGAAGCAAAGCTAAATACAACAATTACCCCAAGTACGTTGACTTTAACTAATTCTATTAAAGTAACTAAGGAATTATTAAATGGAAACTCTGGATTATTTAGAGTTTATTTTATGATGGATAACGCAACAGGAGACTATGAGTTATCACTACGTCGTCAAGGCAATGGAAATGGCGCTCTCGCTGAGGCAACTATTTCTGATGGCAAAGTAACTAAAATTACCATTACAAATTCTGGGGGTGGTTATCCTATAGTACCTGTTGTTACAATTGCTGCACCTGTCTCTGGAAGTCAGGCTTTTGCAGCAGCTGTTCTGCAAGGTGGAGAAGTGGTAGATATTATAATTACAAATCCAGGCAGTGGTTATGTTACCCCACCTGTTGTTACAATCACTCCATTTGTTGGAACTACTATTAATGCAAAATTTAACGGAGATAATGCTTTTGCTCTAAAAAGTGGTGGATATTATAGATTTGATATAGGAGTAAGGGTTGGTGACGACATAAATTTTATACAAGATGCAAACTCTGCCACGCTGAGGGAATTTAGAGTAGATCAAATACAGTTAGGAACTTAATTGGTTCGCCAAAGGAATCCTCAAATGGGGGGAATGAGTATTCCTGTAAATACAATCTATTCACCACAAGGAATAACTATTGGCGCAGCCGGTCCCATACCTGCTGATTGGTTTGATACTGATTTCTTATGTCGTGTTGCAATTACAATCCAGGGAAGTCAAGTCCTTCCTGCAGGTGGTCAGACAGATTTTCCGTTTTTATTTAATTCGATAGTTGAAGATTTCAAAACAAAACCACTCCCTACTGGAACTGATTTTAGATTTGCATTAACAAACAAAAATGAAATACCTTTTGAGATTGAAGAATATGATAGAGTAAATGGTAGACTAGTTGCATGGACTAAACTAAATGTGTTTGACGGGCTAAAATTTTATGTATATTATAATAATCCAGCAGCAATTACTAATGTACAAAATCCAGCTGCTGTATGGAGTGATTATGTTGCAGTATATCACCTAAACCAGACTACTTTTGGAGTAAATGACACCGTTGACTCTACAGGGAACGGTCATGATGGATCAACAGTAAATATGGATCTTGCAACCAATCAAAAGCCTGGACAGATTGATGGATCTCTTCTTTTTAATGTAGATGACACTGAGTTTAGTCTTATACTAGATGATAATGCATTAGATCCTGGTACTGGCCCTTGGTCTGTGTCAGCATGGATTAATGAGGATGATACTGGTAGGATGGACTTTGTAGGAAAATCACGAGATGGTGGAGCTTTTGATGGATGGGCTTTTAGAACTAATGGTGTAGCAGGAAATAATAGACCACTTTTCACTATGAGAGGAGCTTCTGGCAAGGCTCTGATTGTACAAACAACCAACGAAACCATCTCAGTATCAACTCAGCATCTTCTAGCTTTTACATATCCAGGTGGTTCCTTGAATGCATCAGCAGCTAAAATTTTCGTAGATGGAGTTGATGAACCTCTTGATATAATAGATAACACACTAGATGTAGCAGTATCAACTGATGTATTACTCAATATTGGAGATACAGGTGGTACTCTACCTTCATTTAGATTATGGGACGGACTGATAGATGAAGTACACATATCGGCTGATGTAAAAACACCTGATTTTATCACAACAGAATTTAACAATCAAGATGCCCCCGAAACTTTTTATAATTTAGTTGCACCACAATGTTTAGAGGAATTATACTTGTTACAGGATGAACAGAAATATAAATTACAGGATGGCGATAATTATTTGCTAAGTGAGGCTGTATAATGTCAGAGCCAGGAAGACAAGCAGATACATTTCCAATAATTGATCCACCAAGTCCAGCTTTTGTCATGGGTCTTGATTTAACAAATCCAACTGCAAGTCTACAAAATGTCAGATATAAAATGACAAAAATGTCCAGAACGGCACAAAACTTGGTAGAAGTATTCTCAGCAGCAGATTTACCTGATTCACTTAACCAGACTGGTGTTTCAATAGCTGATAACGCTGGAAAAATAAGACTTACAAAAACAGCTCACGGATATTTAGAAGGTCAGACACTTCAATTATCTAGTGCAACAGAAATATTGTACACTGGATTTAATGTAATCTCTAATGTAACAGATAACACATTTGATATGGCAACTGTGGATTTTGAAACTACACAGTCTGATGGCGTTACTACAAGAGTCCTTGTAAAAGATACAGTCTATGAGTTGAATGTACCAGTTACAACATCACTTGGTTACAAACTAGTAGATTTTTCACAAAACGTAATTAGAACTCTAAACTTTAACGTGAATAAACTAACTCTTGATCAGGATGTTGATTTCTTTAGAGTAGATAATTTCGGAACTGTGGGAGCTGGTGGAGGATTAATCTTTGAGAACATTATACTTCAATCAGATGATGGCCCTCTTTTTGCAAATCCAATAGGAACTTTCTGTACTTTGGATGGAGATGCTTTATTTAATTTCGCATTCCTAGAATTTAGTAATTGTACAGTTATTGGCATTAGAGACTTGGGAACTCTTGCTAACATGTTTTTTAATCCTGAGAGAGTCAACTTTTTCAATTATAAGACAGGATTTATCGCTAATAGTGTAAGTATTAATGGAAGTCTAATATCTCCTGGAACAATTTTTGGTGAACCTGCTTCAACATTTATCAAACTAAATAATCTAACACCACTCGGTTTTACAAGTATCATTACGAGAATACAACCATTTCTTGCAAATCCAGGTGATAGCATATTTGATATTAACGCTGCAACTCCACCTGAAAACAGAATTACAATAATTGATAGTGGTCCTTCTACTCCAGGAAAATACTTTAAGGGAGGAACAGAACAAAGTGGAACAATTATTGATATTCGTAGTACGGTTCAAGGAGAATTTAATGGAGCTTCTGGTATGGTTGGAATGTCGCCCACTTTAATTGAATTAATCACTCCTACAGCAGGATTAAGCAGTGGTGATACGGTAGAAATCACTGGAACTACCGATTATAATGGCGTTCATGTAATTAGTAGTCTTATAACAGATACTTCATTTGAAATTGCGGTAGATTTTACAAATAGTCAAACTGGTTTTTGGGATAGAGTTGGAAGCGATGCTGAGGTTACCACATTTTTGGCTCATAATCTTGACACTGGTGAGACTGTCGGAATTACAGATACTGTAAACTATAATGATAAATTTGTAGTGACAGAACTTGCTCCTGCTATTTTTAGTATTCCAAGACCGTTTGTTGTAAAGGAGACAGTAGGCAACTTTACAGAAATTAATGTTATTGACTCTTTTGCAGCATCTACTCACAGTGGTGTAATCACGGAATTTGTAGACTCTCTTACTGAACCAGGTGTGAAAGTAACTGTAACTTCAGTTGCACACAAGTTGGCAGATAGTCTTAGTGTAGTTATCAGTTCTAATACTGACAAGTATAGTGGCACATTTGTAATCTCCAATGTAACAACAGATACCTATGATATTTCAATACCATTTACAGGTGACGATGTACCTGCATCATGGCAAATTACTGAGGCGACTGAGGTAACTACTGCTTCACCTCATGGACTATCAAATGGTGATACTGTACTAATTGATAAAACAGTAGACTATGATGCAGGTTCTATAATTGCCAATGTATCGGCAAATAACTTTGACATTAGTGCACCATTTGTAGGAACTGAAACAGGTGTATGGCGTGACGGCTCTCTAATACAAAGAGACTTGGCAGTTGTACTACAAGATGTACAAAATGAACTTAATAGTGCAGAAAAGGGAAGTTATTTTCTTGACTCAAACCTTGCTATTGATACTTCTGTTCCACAAGACCCTGAATTTACTGACCTCGTATTAGGAAGTGCTGGGCAAACAGAAGAAGCAAGTGATAATGAAAGATGGAGATTAATTAATGGTATTAATGGTGAGATTGAATACAGGGGAATAGAGCCACTTTCAGGCTCTCTTTTTGCTGTTATAACAGCAAAAAGAGATAGTGGAACTAATGTACGTTTTAAATTTAGAGCTCTCAAAAATGGTGGTTTAATGATTGACCAAAGAGAACCACCAGTAGATATTTCAACTACTGTCATAACCTTCCCAATTTCTATTCCTATAGTTGGTGTAACAGGTGATAGATTCAAGTTGCAGATTACAAGAGTTGGTGCCTCTGATACGGTACAAATACAATCAATATCTGTTTTAATTCAATAACATTTGTAAAATTCTTGAAAGATTAAATATCATATTAAATACACTTTTGTGTGAAAACATTATTTGTATTAGCATCACTCTTTGTTGTTTTGGTAATAGGTCTAAGCTATAATTCGATAGCTTATGGGGATCATCCAGATCCAGTTGAATTAACATTTAATCAAGAGAGTTATGAATTTGGTGATACAATAATAGCCACTGTAAAATTGGTTGAACCGTATAATCTTTCGGCTGATCCAGAAGTGTATTTACGATTTGAACCAGGTTATGGTCTTGGTCTTATTAGTGGATATGCTACCTCCGCAGGTTATGCAGAAATTAAAATCCCTCTCACACAATTAGAGATGCAGCCCG